AGTTAAATGTAAAGAAATCATCTGGTAATTTTACTTTACCATTGCATACTTCTAACATAACTTCCTTAGTCATATTAATTCTAAGGCCAAGATCATATGTAACACGTTTAGCAACTTTAATAAGTTGTTGTGGCTCTATCATATTTTCTAAAGCATATGTAGCAAAGTCTACAGTAACATCTTCAAACAATTGATCAAAGGTTCTGTAACGTAGTGTGTAGTTATAATCCATTATCTTATAGCATTTTGACTGTCATCTGGACCATTTGTAGGAATACTCATAGTTAGACTAAATTCTTTTATAACAAACTGTTCTATCTCAGAAAATAAATATTCTGGTAAAGCAAACTGTTGATCTTGTTTAAGCATACATGCATCATTAGGTTCACACATAAATTCACCAGTGTCACCTTCATAGATTGCTTCAACTTTAATTGCATCCCAATCTACATTAGGTATATATAGATAACCATCTAAGTACCAAAAGTATATTCTTTTATTATACTTGTATGTAGTTGTTTTAACCATAGATACATAAGTACCTGGTTCTGTTCTGAATAATTCTATTGTACCATCTATAGAAGATACTGTACGGATAATAGGGCCAAACATACCATCAAAGATAGTAGGTAGTTTAGTAGCAGTTCTTTTTATAATACAACCAGATGCAATACCTGTGCATCCAGCTTCAATTCTGTCTATATCAATTAATTCTATATAAGGTAAGGCATGGAATAGTGAACTCATTTTCATAAGTCTATTCTGATTGTCCTCTCTTTTTAAAAGAGTCTTACCATATTTAAGTAAAGAAAAATAAATTGTTCTATCAGTTAAGAAAGCATCTTCCTTAACAGCCTTCAAAGTATTTCTTACTCTTGATATTGCTTCTGCTATTGTTGTCATATGTCAAACTCATTATAATCTTCAAGTTTCTTAGTCTCTATATTTTTACGTATTTCTCTAAGAACATTGCCTTGAAATATTTTACGTATCTTTTTCATTGGGTCAACATGCACATAGTTCATCCAATTCTCTGGATAAGTTTTTGCTAGTGTTCTTTTAAAGTTTCTACAACCTTGAAAGGCCCAACACTCTCTATTTACAAACTTATATTTATTAGCGTCATTAGTATAAAATATCTTAGCTAACTTACCATCTGTATCCCAGTTGTTATTAGTAACTAAAAATCCATACTTATTTGATTTACCAAAATCAATATTAGTCTTCTTACTAGTTTGACATGTGCCTACAAATACATAACCTAATTCTTCTGGTAGTTGTACACCGTCTCTTGTGTCTATTACAGTTTCCCAGAATAATATGTTAAATGCTTTTATTACTTTTTTTAATTCACTATCCTTGACATCTTCATACTTTGGATACTTCTCTTTAAAAGCTTTAAAAAATTTATCAGTTGTAACTTGGTGTACAGTCTCTCTATATCTTGGTGCTGTAACATCAGGTTTGTTAAATACTTTATTACTCATATCATATAGTTAATATACTAAAAAAAATCAAGACTAGGAAATTCCTAGTCTAGCAAATATACTACTTTATATTATTTATTCTTTTAAAGCTTAAATAATCCATGTAAGCTTTGTTATTAATAGTAAAACTTGTTCTACATATTTTACTCTTACATCTTACATGATGTTTAATAGTTCCCATAGCTGTTGTATAAGTTTTATTTATATAAATTGTAGTATGGCCACACTCTGGACATTCATATTTATCACCACCGGTTAATACAGCATAGTTAAGTTTAGGTTTAGTATATACTCTTATCTTCTCATATACTTCTTTTAATGTTACAATATCACCATCACAGTAATGCAACATTATTTTCATTGCTTCTTTATCTTTATTAATTACAATATCAATCCATGTTTGTAAACCTCCGGGATCTAACTTAGCAGTAAGATTATAATATCTTGCAACTTCAGATAATTTATTACTTGGTAAACTTAAATAAGTTTTACATAATTTTAAAGTATCAATACTATTATAATGTGGACGCATTTCTAATCCATGATATAGTGCTCTTGTTCTTATCCACTTTATATCAAATCTATCTCCATTATGTGCAACTATCTCATCTGCTTTATTTAATACTTTTATAAAAGCTTTTAATAATTCTTTATCACATTGTTTTTTTAATCCCCAATCTAAATGATGTACTTTGTCATCTCCTTCCCAACTCCATGATATACAAATAATTTGTGCGTATTTTAAAATTTGATTAGGATGTATTGTTTGATCATAACCAGGTCTCCAAAAAGTGCCTTGACAAAATGAAGTTTCAATGTCATAAAATAATCTTTTTCTTGTTAACATACTTCTTATTTAGATTAGTAATATAGAAAATCCCCAAGATTTACGCCTTGGGGATATCCTTGTGTTTGTCACAGAAACCAACAAACTGTAACTTCTTTTATCCAATAATTGTAATTCTTATTCTAACAGGCAAAATAAGATTTAAAGGTGGAGGATCAAGAAATGGCGTTATACTTACATTACCTGAAGCATCAATATGAGTATCTGTTTTATCCAGATGAGTAAACTCTATCCAATAATTTAAATCAACATTAAACCAATATCCTTGTATTATTAAATCTACTACTGTAGGTAAAGTAGTTAAAGTGCCATCACAACCTAATGTAGGCAAATTACATGGTGAATATACAGTATTCAATATTACTATTTGTTGATCAGGATCACCACTAGGTAATGTATTTTCATAAATGAATTTCTTTAATACAGGTGATTCAGTAGAAACTGTATATGTTGTTGTAACACCTACTACAGTTGGAACAACTTCAATACCATCTCCTGCTGCAACAATTACTACTGGGATGTTTGCTATCTCATTACAAAAATAATTTACTATATTATTTAAAGCTAGTTCTACTGTAACATCTGGATTTACTACAATAGTAGCATCACATATAATTTTATCTCCTGTATAAATAATACATTGTGAATCAAATGTTTCTGAACATGGTTGTGCTTCAGGACAGTCTACAGGAGTAGGACAAGGTAATGGTGATGTTAAGTAACTATCAGTACATCCACACTTAGTACTATTATTACAATTTTTATTATTACAAGTTGAGCAAGACATATTTTTATTTATTAACAGTTAATAAAGGTTGGTGTAAGACCTGAACAATTTTGTACATATGCCGTAATACCAGATAAGTTTATTCCAAAACCACCTAATTGTTCAGCTCTTGTACTATCTTGATTAAAATCATAAGTTTCTGGTGAACCAAAAATCTCTGCTTGATAAGGTCCAGGTGATGTTGCATTAAATTGACTTGGATCTGTACTAATATAAGTTGGTATATTTTCTCCTGATATAGCTTGTGTACATAATTGTCTTACTAATGATGTTTTTCCAACACAATTAGTATAACCTCTAAATATATCATTAAAATTTGTTGAAGAAATAAATAATGTACCTGTTGTTCCTAAACCTAATGTAATTACTGTTGTCATTGCTATATCATGATTTATATTAGATCTTGCAACTCTTTCACATATTACTCTACCTGTTACAGTTGCACTACCATCTATAGTTTCACCTGAACCTAATATACCTGTAGGTATAACACTTTGTTCTCTATGAAAATAAGCAATAAGAGCTTGATTTGTATCAGGTAATGGAAAAATAGGAATTGTAGTAGTCCATGGATTATAAGCATATGTTTTTAATAACATTGCATTAGAATCAACACCTGTAGCTTGTAATGTATTATAAGTGTATCCAAATTTTTTATCATTATAGTCATCAGGATCTGTGAATGGAATAACTGTTCCACCACCACCTTCGTCAGTAGTTCCCATTGGAATAAATGCAACTCCTTTAAAATGAATTACATTACCTATTCTTCTACAATAAGGTTTAAATGTAGCTGCTGACATAAAACCAAAACCATTTAAAGGAATCCATCCTGTATCTTGCATATTAGCTGTTAATATACCAGCAGTATATGTTAAGTTAACTGTATTAGTATCTGCTACTGCAATAGATGCGTTATATAAATCACATAAAGCAATCCATATATGATTAATAGTACTAGCTAAAGTATTAGATGTTGGATTCCATGATGGATAAGCACCTTGCATTGTGAAGGTTGGATTTGCTCTTGAGGGATCTGTTCCAGAAATACATTCAGCAGCTATTGCAGCAAGTATTTCAGTAGTAGTTCCTGTAGCTGTATAAAATGGACACCAAACTTCATTTGTAAATGCTTCAAGTATTTCATCAATTTGATATTCAGTACCTGCATTTAATGTATCAATATCACAACCTATTATATATGAAGGAATTGTAAATGTAGGATCTGGTTCATTTTCTAAAGTAGTTACTCTAATATCTAAACTTGTTAGTGTAGCATTAATAATTGCTAACTGATCAATGATACTACAAATCTTTGCAGCAATCATATTTACATAATCAGTAAGGTTCATTGTAGTTTGTCCATTTACAACAAAACAATCTGCTACAGTTACTAGGCAATCTGGACAGTCTGTAGTATTTTTAATTTCACCTGGTACAACACCTTGAAGTGCACATATTTGAGCAATCAAGAATTGAATTAATGCTTGAAAATCATTTGGTCCACATGCTGTAATACCAAAACATGAAAGATCATAATTAGCTACATCTAATGTATCTAATATTCCACATAGTTCTGTTGCTAATGCAAACACTACATCAGATACTGTATCTCCATTACATAGATTGATACACGGAATATTTGGTCCTTGCCATATTACACAGTTACTTGAAACTGGTGAACATGGGGCTGTATTTAAATTAACAGGTTTCATATGTTATATATATTATTAATATACTAAAAATTATTGATTATTGCAACTTCCGGGTGAAGGTGAAGGTAAAGGATCACAACATGTAGATACCGGAGTACATATATAATTTGGATCTACTAATGCAGCAAATTCAATTATTTCATATTTTAATTCCCACTTTTCTCTATCTTCAGGACAACATGAAGTTATCCCATATCTTTTTTCTAATGCATTACTATACATTGCATCAGCAAAACTACATGCAATTCTTTCATAATGATCAATAGTACATGTAGGTGTATTATATCCTGGTCTTACTGTTCTAACTATTTCTGGTACTATTGGACAGTTAAAAATATTATCAACATTTGTACAATCTCCATATATAATATATTCATATTGACCTTCTGGCATTAACCATTTTTTTACACAAGTTTTTGGTGATATCTCATTAAGTAACATTCCACTTCTTGAAATTTGCTCGTCACCATTACAGTCTATCCAATTTAAGAAATTACAATTTGCATTATCAGTAACTGTATATGGAACATTAAATTGTTGATTTTGAGGTCCACAAAAAGATATGTTTATTGGATCTTTATGAACTGGAATTTCAACATCATGTATTTTACCAATACAATCAATATAAGTTATTGTACCTACAAATAAAGAAGGTACTGTAATATTATAATAAACACATGGATTAATTAAAGTAGCCGTTTGACATGTACAGGGTAATACATCTATTAAACATTCTTCACAAGTTACATATTTATCTTTTAAAAATACTACAGTAGAATTTGTATGTTCTCTTGTTTCTGAAACTTCCCAACATGTTTCTGGACACCAATCTAATGTTATAAACCCTCCCACATTTATAGATAAATCTGTAGTAGTTATAATATTAGATTCTATTTCAGCACAATCAGTAAGAAGATAATAAGTTTGTTCACAAGTAGCACAATTAACAAATGTATTATTAACTACAATTGCAGTATTACTTGGAGGTTGTAAAAAGAATTCTTCTACAAACCAACATCCTGGACAATCTTGTTCTATTACTTGACCAACATATAATGATAAATCAGTAGATGTATACATTACATTTGCTGAGTTAGCACAATCTGTTAATTTATAACTTGTGTATCCTGCACATGTTGGACAATCTACATAAGTAGTTGTAATAACAATACTAATTGCACACTCACAATCTTCTATTGAAAGATCTACTGTCCAACAATTAGTATAACCATTAATATGAAATGCAGCTCCTGTACCTAAAAAAGGTAATACTGATTCTGATATAGTATAAATTGGATCAGCTAAACCATCACAGTCAGTTAATACATAACATAATTGTGGACATAAATCATCTGTACATGCACCAAACTCTGTAATTATAGAACCATTTAAAGCATCTACAACTGGATATATATCTGAACAAAACTTTAATGGACCAATAGCATCTACTATTAAACCATCTGCATCTACATAAGTTATACTTCCTGTGTTTACATAATAACAATTTGATGCACAACAGTCCACTCCCATTGCATCAAATGTAACAACAATAGGATCAAGACAATCTGCAGATGTATTTTCATATACTAAAAAACATACATCAGGATATTCTGTAAGTGTAATTGATACACCTGTATCTGAATATAAACTTAAGTCAGTTAAAGTATTAAAAGGAACTTCACTTCCATCACATGAATATAATGTATAACATGAAGGACTAGGACATTCATTTCCTAAACAAGTTCCAAAGTTTTCTATGTTACCTCCTGTTATCCATTGGCTTACACAATATTTTTCAGATGTTTCAAAAGGAGCAAGTAATGGAGTTACTTGTTGTACACCATAGCAATCAATATATCTAAGTTGTGTTGTTATAAATTTTAAATTAGTTGCTCTACTACATAAACATGGATCCGTAACACATCCACAAAGATCTAAATCTGCACATCCTCCAGGAACTAAAGTAAGTGTAATTATATTTGGAGGAGGAGTTAAACCTGAAAGTGGATTATTTTGTACTACAACATGATAACAAGTACCTACAATTATTTGATCACCAGAACTATCAGCAAATGGTGGACCTGCATAAGTATAAGTTCCTCCAAGTATTAATGGATCAAATGTAAAAGACAATGTAACGTATCCAGGAAGATTGCAACAAGGTATAAATACTAAATATTCAGCAGCCATAACTTTTATTTTTTACTATTATTATTTGCCCAAACTTGACTTGGTGTAGGTTTTGTTGGGAATAAAACTTTTTTATTTAAATTAATTTCATATTGTGTTATGCATGTAGCACACACTGATTTTCCATCTGATGAAGTTTTCTTTTGACATCCACATGAAAGATTTTTTTTACAATTTAAGCAAGTTGCCATATCTGTTGGTTTTTTATGGTTAACAATTTCTACAATCTAATTTATTCATTAATTTTAAAGCATAGTTATATAATGTCATACCTTTATCTGGTTCAAGACAAAACTCTACTTTAGCTTTAGCAGCTTCTAAATACATACGTATTAATCTAAGCTCCTCTAGTCTTTGTTTGATTTTAGCTGGTGGATCACAAGCTGCAATATCAACATTGCATAATAATGTATTATACTTAATCAATGCTTTAGTAATTCTTAAATGATTGTATTCTACATATACAATATCATTTGGAGATACACTGTATTTAATGATATAAACTCCATCCGGAATATCTGAATACTGTGTACCACAATTTGTTGTTTGTAACTGTAAATCACATGCAGTTAATGTTTCAGTAAATCCTGGAGTCACATCAATTTGAGTTGAATATGAAAAACCAGGAACAGTAACATTTAATGTAGCACATGTTAATGGTACAATAGATGAATATATACTTGTATCTACAATTCTTAAGATACATGCATTCATTACTGTAGGTACTTCTAAACTTAATACGTGATTTGCCATGATGAGTTTAATAAAAAAAAGGGAAGGAGTATGAAACTCTCTCCCCTTTTTAGTTTAATAATTATTGAATATTAATCCCAAGTATTAACATTAGGAACAATTGATACACATGGCTCTGTACATTTAACAACATCCAATCCTGAACATTGAGAACAATTATCTAACCATCCTATTACAAAATCTTCAAATGTAACAACTTGTCCATCAGTAATGACCTCTAACAAGTATTGATCATTATCAAATGTACTTGAAGGATTATTAAAACGTGGTACATTGTGTTGAATATAATATCTTGTATACAATGATGTACGGTCAATATAATTCCAAACTGAAGTACCTTGAGTAATCTCACGTATTCTTAAGTCTGTTGCAAAGAAGTTTTGACGGTAAGCTTCTGATAAAATTACATCACGTGCTACTGATTCACCAAGACCCATTGCTTGTTGACCTGCACACTCTGTAATTACACATAAACTTTCAAACTCACATGGATCACCATTTAAGTCAACTAAAGATGCATAAAGTTTAACTGGTTCTTTTTCATAGAAGTCAGAAATTTGGAATGTACAATCACCAAACTTAGTATCTACGTAAGCACCATTAAGTACCATACCACCACAATCACCATCTACGTGTCCTGCGGATACATAATGATCCCAAGTATCAACACCAAATGCAGCTAAGAAATCAGCATCAGTTCCTGGAGCATACCAAGCAACACCTGACTCATCAATAACAACTGGTAAGATAAATGGATTAATTAATGGAGATCTAACAATTGCATTAGCCCAGTTAATATATACTAAAGTTGAATCAACTTCTGTTGGAGTGATTGACTCAGTTGGGCAACATCCTGTGTAAGCATCAGCAATTAAGTATGCATTGTGATTCAAATAACGTAGAGCTGGAGAACCTTTAACATCTAAACGTAAAGAGTAAGTCTCACCACAATAGAAAGGAACACAACAATCAGCACCAACACCTGCAGTAACAATAAATTCAGGTTGTATACATTCTGCATTTGGATTACATGGAATTTCTTCATTACTTAATGTAGCAGTTTCACCAGTAGTCCAACCTGTACCACCATTTGTAATTGCAACAAAAATAACTTCACCATTTACTACAGTAATAGTAGCAATAAGTCCTGAACCACTAGCATCACCACTTAATGGGATATCAGTATAAACACCATCTATTAAACCAGTACCAGTAACGTCAATTGCTAAAGATAAAGCACGGTCATCTGTGTATGGAGTTTTACCAACATGGATAACATTAGCTGAAGGAGCACATGGATCAACACGGTAGAAACGGTTAACATACTTAGGATTGATTTCCTTAGATTTGTTAGACTCTAAATAACCACCATGGAAAGGACCAATCTTGTCATTAGCATAAATAGAACCTGCAGCTAGTACAAGGTTACAACATCCTGGTTCTGCATCAGTTGCAAGAACATTCCAAGTTTTAGCATCAACAAAAGCAAATTGACCACCTTTAAGAATGTTTCCTGGTGTACCTAATTTTCCTTGTGCTAATCCTGTAAATCCAGAAGTACCAACAAAGGTCTTCTGGAAGGCATGATTAAAATAACTCATTTTTTTTAAGTTTTAATTTATAAATATATAATTAATATAATAAAATAATCTGACTTATCAAACTATTTTAAGAACAAAAGTTTGTATTTAGCTGAATTAATAGAATCTTTTAAAGTATCTAAAGAATTTATAATTTCAGAATATGGCATTTTTGATTGAAGATTATTAACCATTTGATACATTTCTCTTAAGTATCCAATTGCTTCTTCAACTGTATTTAATACTTTTGGAGATACTTCAGAGTAATCCAAAATCTTTTCAGCAGCTCCTTGATACCCTTCTATTAAAGTATCTGCATGATCTGGTAAAGCATCATACAATTCATTAAGTGCTTTGTGTGCAGCAAATGATCCTGACCCTTTAACCTTTAAGTGAAGTTTATGAAAACTAGATGCTGCATTCATTAATTCTGTTGCACATGCTGCTGTCATTGTATCACAATTTGCTCCTGCAGGTGCACTTGAATATGATGCTGTTGCAGAGGCTGTTCTTTTTAACATTCTTGCTTTTTCCATTGTTTTTAATTATTACGTTCTGCTGTCTCTGTACCTCTAGAGAACTGGTTACCTGATTCAATATCTCCTGCTAATATACTTGCTGCTTCATCAATCATAACTTCAATGATGTCATCTTTAAACTCACATTGAACATTTACTGGTGATGATAAACCTGTATAAGGATCAACACAATTTTGAACTTGAATCTTAATTGGTTGTCTATAATAAATTAAATTAGCATTGTTTATACTAAATGTATTATCAGTATATACATTAAGTTTATTATTTATTAAAGTAGCAAATGTTTCACCCCATTCAAAACTTGGTTTCTTTGCTACGTCTCTAAGTAAGTTATTTACATTAGCTTCTTCTGCTAAGTATACAACCATTCTTCTATTAATATCACAGCAATCAGAGTTAGCAAAGGCATCTACTCTTTTCCATTGTAGATAATCTCCTGGTAATTCAGCAGCAGTAAACATATTATCATATTTATCTAAACCTAATAGAGCTTTATTTAATAAGACTTGTAAGTCATCTATTCTTCTAGTAGATTGCTCATCACCTTCTTTAACAATATTAATACCATGAAGTTGTCTTCTAGTCCACTCAACTTGAGCTTTGTTAAATGCCTCCACAACTTGCCAACATTCAATGTTGTCATAGTCTTGAGAATCTAATTTATTTAGACGTTGTTTAATCTTTATAGTAAGTACACTGTTTTGCATGTCTTATTTCTTTTTACGTGCATTCTTCTTTGCACCAACAATTCTATCAGCAAATGTTGCTTTGTTGTATGGAGGAGCTAATGCTGCAAACTTAGTTGCTTTAGTTGCTCCACCTGTTTTTTTAATTGCTAATGCTTTAACTGTTCCACCTTTTTTTAAAGGACCCATTCTTCTTTTATATCCTTCAAATGTTTCTCCTTTTGAAGGTTGCCCAGATTCACTTTTCCAATTTTGACCATATGTTTTTTCAAACATTTTTTCTAGAACGCCTTGATTTTTAGGATTTTTAGCTACAGGGTTTTTTGGTGCATCCCAACTACTATTAGGATATATAGTTTTCATTATAGTATCACTAGCTACAGCTCCGGGATTGTTCTTTAAATAACCCTGAAAAGGTGTACCAACACTTACTCCCGGTTGAGCTTTAGGTAAGGACTTTTTAAATGCTGCTTGAGCACCACCCATCTTTTTAACTGCTAATGCTTTGTTATCATTAAACGTTTTAAGTGGATTTGATTTAACTGTTTTCTTCATGATCATTTATTTTTAGCCATTTTTTTTAAAGTAACTGCAAGTGCTTTTCTCTTAGGTGTACATGTTTTTTTAGTAAGCGGACTACAAAAACCTTTATGTGCTGGATTTACAGCTTTCTGTATCCAATTTTTATCTTTAGCTACTCCACCTTTTTTCATCTTAACACCAACTTGATTAAGGGTGCTAGTATTATTAGCAGAATAACCTGGAGTTTGTTTTTTAATTACAGGTTTTAATTTTAGTATTTTTTTAGTTGTTGCCATAATACTAAATATTAATCTCCAAATCTTGCTCTTGACTTAATACATTTACCAGAAGCAGATCTTACATAACCTTGTTTACAAGATGATTGTACAGCTCTACTACTTACAGTACCACCTTTTTTCATAGTAGCAATACCAGCATTAGCAGTATTAGTAGTTGGCATACCATATATACCAAGATCAGCTAATAAACCACTTCCTTTTTGTGCAGGAGCATAACCTGCACCTTTAGCATTAATAGCACGGGATGCTGTTGCTCCTCCTACTTTCATTTTTTTAGTACCTCCACAAGAAGCACATCCTAGTTTCTTTGCCATTATATATTATTTTAACAGTTCCATTTTCTCAAAGACTTAATAAAATCTTTATTAGTAGGAGCACCTTTAGTTCCGGGAGTTTTCATTCTCTCTCCGGAACCTGATGCTATCCTTTTTCTTTTAGCATGTATATTACTATATAAGCCAGTTTTTGCCATTACTTAACACTTACCTTTTGCGCCACCCATTTTAGCTTTAGCTAATTTAACTGGTGAAGCTTTTTTAGGAGCCTTAGATGTACCACCTACTTTTCCTTTTGGAGAAGCAGATTTAACAGCAGTTTTAGAAATTGCTTTAGTAGTACCACCTGATTTACCAGTTGCTGATTTAGTAGCAGTAATTTTAGCATTAGCATTTACCATACCACCAGTTTTAAATAATTTTTTAGTTGCCCTTCCTATTTTATTAGTAACTCTTTTAGTAGCACCACCTTTTTTATATGTACCATCTTCAGCTTCTAGCATTGATCTATTAAAAAGTGGCATCTCATTACCAGGAGTTTTAGAATTTTCATTATAAGCTTTAACTTCTGGATGTGGTGATCTTAAATAATTTTCTGTTCTGTTTCTATCATATGATTCTACAGCTTCTGGTGTAACATAACTTCTAGTTTTTTTATTAAATCCAGGGCTACTTGATGTTGCAAGTGAAGGACCTGCTGTTGTTGATGGATATCTTTTATCTAATTCTTTAGAATCTCTTTCAGTCATAGGACCTGAATATACATTTTTAATACCCATACTACTTAATGAAGGAGCATTTATAGACGGTGTTGTTTTAACACTCATTCCTGGTTGTGCTTTACGTAATGGTTTTTTCATACCACCCGTTTTATACATACCTCTATTAGCTTTATCAGTTGCTGGTCTAAGTGCACTACCACCCATTGCATATTTTTTCATTTTAGTAGCACCGCCAACTTTAGCTTTTGTTATATTAGCATCTTTAGCTGCCTTTACTATTTTTTTCTTTTCAATATTTCTTTTTACTTTATTAGCAGTAGCTTTAACTGCTAATGCTGCAGCTCCTACAGCAGGAATAACTTTACCAAGTGTTCTTAATACTTTAGAACCTTTACCTTGTTCTGCACCAGTAATTCCACCTGATTGCATTCTTTTTTTAGTTGCCATTTTATTTTATTTTATATATAGTTACATATTCCACAGCTTCTCAATTTTCTGATTCATATCTTTTAATATATCCTCATTCATTGGGTTCTTGAGAAACTCTATAACATCAGAAACATTTCTACCTAACAACGTACTTGTTGCTGCATGATAAATATGTCCATCTGCCTTATTAATAATATACTTAAAAAATACGGAATCTTTTACAATTGCTTTAATTTTTAATGTTTCCATATCCAATTGTGCAGCTTCTAAGAAACCTTTTGCAGCTCTTTCCTTATTTCCTTCAGTACCTTCACCATTAATATGTCTATCCATGTTGTCATAGATAACATCATTAGGTGTTGTTTTCTTATATTGTACACTTGTTGTATCAACTGCTTTAGCAATATAAAATAGTTTAACACTATTTTTATCAAACAATTTTTGCAATTCAGCAAGTGCTTTATTTCTAAGTTTTTTGTATTCAGTTTTAATAGTAACTGTTTCCTCAACTTTATCTAAATAAAATTTAGGTGGTACAGCTTTTGATCTTGCATCATCATAACTTCTAGCAACTATAGAGAATCCTCCATTTTCAATTGCATAAAGTTTAATTCTGTCAAATGGATCAGTAGGATCTAAGAATACTGGATCATTACCACATGATATATGTATCTTATTCCAAAATTCTGCATTATCCGGTTTAAGTAAAATTACTTTATTCCAAAATAATGGATCTTCAATATCTAAAACATTAGCTGCTAATTCTGTTTCTAATTCAGCAACTGCTACTCTAATTTCTTTAACCTTTGCTGCTTTTACTTCTGGATCTTTTAACAATTTAATCTCAGGTGCAAATTCATTTAATCCTGTTAGGTATTGTACTACTCCGTTTCTTTCAGTACAACCTAGTTGTTCATGGTGTTTAACTCCGTCAAATAAACATAGGCCATATGATTCTAGTCCCATGTTAGATGCTGAATTATCAAAATAAGGTTTAATGCTAATTGCACTTGACTTATTTGTTTTTGTCATTTCAATGTGTGTGTAACTCATTTTGTTGGTTTTAATTATTGGTTTTTAAAAAATAAAAAAATGAGAAGGGTATTGCTACCCCCCTCACTTAGTTTGACATATTAGAATGATCCACCTGTAACTGGATTTCTCATAACAATTTTCAATACTTTAGTTGGATCTTTAACCCAAATAGCAGGCATTGTTTGAGACATCATTACACGGTATCCGTTAAATTGTCCAGATGATTGGAATCCTTGAGTACGTCCCATGTAGTCCATAGTACCATTTTGATACCACCACTTCAATTGGTTATCCCAAGATAATTTCAACATATAAATATTATCATTTGTATTATCAGTGATATCAAAGATAATGAATGAATAAGATGACAATGGGAAACCATCAATGATTGGGTTTTCAATATCATTTGTGTGAATGTTATCAAATGCTGGATTCAATACAAACTTAACATTAGCCAAGAAAGGAATAACATAAGAAGTGTAAGCAAATCCAAAATTCAAGTCCATTCCTTTACCAGTGATTGCACCAATATCAGCAGCTTGAATTAATAAACCTGAAGACATTGCCTCACGTTTAATAGCTTCATTTACCATTCTCATTCCACCCATACCTGTTTGAACTACTAGAGAACGTTTAGGATCTGGACCTTGGAATTCAACTTTACCATTGAAGAAGTTATAAATCTCTCCACGGAATAAATCCAATGTGAAGTTATTTTTATTGTATACTCTTTTGTAAGAGTTATCCAATTGCTTCCAAAGACCTACAGACAATCTAACATCATCTGGTCCATCTTGACGTACACGTCCACCATGACCCCACATAAGGTAAGTCTCAATATCCGTAGCAATTTTAGTTAAGTGAGCTGCTTCCATGTTAGTCAAGAAAGTACGTGACAAATCACCATTGTCAAATGCTTTTTTAACTGTGTCTTTACCCATTGTCTTAACCATGTCCTCTAAAGAAGAAATAGCTGGATCAATGTTCTTATCAAATGTTCTCCAGATTTCAGTTACAGGAACTGTTCCATCTGCATTCATTCCACCTTTGATCATCAAGTCAGCACGTGATGAGATAGAATAATGTACGTGAGCTTCAGCACCTCCTACAAAGTTGTAGAATTCACGGAAACCTGTGTTAGTAATGATGTCAGAGAATCTTTCACCATATTCACCACGTGCAGAACCTTTACGGAATACTTTAGTACCATTAGCCAAATACTTGTTATCAATATACTTATAGTTATCATTGTTAACTAATTGCACTGTATAGATGAAACCATCTCCAATAGGAAGAATATCATCAGCAGTGATGTACATCTCAACACCATTGTATTTGTCATAAGTAATAATATCACCATGTCCAAATTCACGCTTGTTAAGTTTGATCTTGAAAGTAGTACCTTCAACACCTTTAAAGTCATTCTCTGGTTCAATGTCTTCAATGATGTAAGGAAGATCAATTGATACTGGAGTTTGCCATTTGTACTCACCACGTGCATTATCTACATTGATAACGTTTTTACCTCCAAAGCTAGATAGCTGATAAAGAGGCATTTCTACTTTCTGTGCCATTGCCCATAAGTCTACTGGGCCAAGGTCCATCGGCTCAGCATCTTTCAGCATGTTCACAAGGTGATATGAATCCACGTGTGATGAAGCTGCATAAGCTGTATCACGCAGGAATATACCATTGTTTAAAACTGGAGTTGCCATTTTTATTGTTTATTTGTTTATTATTATATTAAAATCTTCTGAACATACTACCACCTGAATTTCTAGGTATGGTTCTTTGTCCTGTTTTTCTAGTCTTGTTTTCTTCTTCTTCATTTGAAGTTGAAGATATTTTTCTTGCTTCTTCTGTCTTAAGCATTCTTACAGTTTTTTCTGTAGCTGCTTTTCCACCTTGCTCTTGTAACTTTGCTTTATATCCTACAGGATCAGCAAGTAACCATAAAGCTTCAGCAATTAAATCATGTCTTGGTTCAACAAACTGATACTTCTCTAAAAGATGGCCTAACATGTTAGTTGGTCTTCCTGATATAGAAGGATAGTTAGGTTGTACTAATCCAGTGTATAACATACTTTGTAATTTCTTATCAAGTTTTACACCACCTAATTCCCCAACTGACAATACATCATATACATTATCCATGTATTGTTTTGCTTGATGAGCTTGTTGTTGTTTTTTATTTTCTTGATCTGCAAGTTGTCTAGCAATAATTTCTTCTTGCATTCTATCCAACTTAGGCTTAAACTGTTTAGCTTTTTGTTCAAGCTTATTCATATCTGCCCAATCTTCAATCTCAGCTTCTATTTCTTCTGCATCACCAAAGTTAGTTGCATAAAGATATTGTCTTGCTATTTCTGCTTGATGATCTTCATTTTCAGCATCTAATTGAAATATCTCTTCAACATGTGCAAGTGATCTAAATAAACCTTTAAGATCTTGTCCACCATCTGCAACATATTTAGCTGCTACTTGTAACTCTTCTGGTAAGGCATTAAAAAATTCTTTTGGAGTATTCTCTCTAATCTTATTTTCTCTTTCTTGAAAATTAGCTTCAAACAACTCTCTAAAATCTTTAGTAGTATAATCTTCTAGATCTTTATCATCATCAAATCCTACTAAACTACCTTCCTCAATCATTTTTTGTGCTAATTCATATAGTCCAGATTTATCAACCTTTGGTCTACCTTTATTACCAGCATCTTCTTCTTGAGAAATTAAACCATTAAGTTCATCTATAGTCTCATTAATTTCTACTTTTTCCTGTGCAGTTACCTTTGGGGCTTCTTTACCAGGTGTGTCAAGGAACGTGGTGTCTACTATCTCTTTAGTAAACATTGTTTTTGGTTTTTCAGGTTCTTTACCATCTTCTGGTAACATTACATTTTCTGCACCTGGCATTCCAAACATTGCATCTAAGTCTACATCTACTTCACTTACCGTTGTAAGATTCTGTGCATTATTATCTTCACTCATATTGTTGGTTATTATTATTGGTTATTAATTTAATATACATAATTCTATACAAATAAACTTCTAAAATTTAAAATATTCATTATTTTAAAAATTATTTTTAGCACTATATAGCTAACTAAGATTTTTTATCTTTACTGCCCCCCTTATCAAATCTATTTTTATTTGTTTGGGCTATTTGTAATTGCTTATCTGCTATTTCTCTTTGTACTTGAAGCTTTTCTCTTTCAATCTCATTTTTAGAATTTTGATTCATAATTTTATTATCTTCTTTTTGTCTATTGAGTTGTACTTGATCTTGGTATTGTTGTGTTTGACGCAAGTCCTTCATAGAGTCTTGATAATCAGATATTTCATTTTTATTAACATCAACTGCTGCACCAAATCCTGCAGCTCTAATTTCAGCAACAACAACATTGTTTTCAAGTTGTCTACCTTGTTCTTCAGCTCTAGATTGTATATCCATTTGTTTTTGTTTTTCTTGAGATGCAAGCATTTCTTGTTGCATTTGCTGAGCATTTTGTTGTTCTTGTTGTTTTTGTTGTTGTATCTTAGCTTCAGAATCTTTAAGTACATGATTAAGTTCTGCAATAGATTCTGATTGTACTACTTTACCTAAGTCATATATAGAAGCTCCTGTAGTGTTATTTTGTAATGACATTTGTTTTAACTGTTCTAGTATTGCTCTATGATTAGCAGTAGTAGTACAAAATATATTTAAGTCTCTAAGCATTAAGTCAGTACCATGTACTTCAAAATTTACTTTCTCATCTGCACTTGTCATATAAGTAAGTCTTTGAGATGGTTTAGTAGAATGATAATACTGTGCTAAGTCTGTACGCATCTGATGTACTCTTGGCATTAAATAATCACAGTGTTGTATAAAGTATACTTCCGTTTGTGCATATGATGCAGATACTGCTTGCTCAACTCCAGTTGCTGTAGTTTGAGATAACTGTTGACCCATACGTTGAGGATTTACACCAATTACTTCATAAGCTTGTTGCTTAAAGTAATTAGCTAATTGTATCCTTGACATAAGTCTACTAGTTTGTTCTAGATCTAATTTTTGAAAGTGCTGAAAGTTTAATGCATTCTCTGTATTAGTTATAGATGTATCTAATGGAAGCATCTGAAAATTCTTCATTGCTACATAAGCTTTAGCAAGATTATTCTTACCCCAGTCTTCACCCATTGAGTGTCTTGGTAATGCATTCTGATCCAATAAGATAACTGTGCCTAGTTCATCTACTAGTATATCTGCTATCTGATTATTTACAATGTTATATCCAATTTGATATGGTTTCATTAAATCCAGTAATGCAGTTGACTTAGTATTTCTATCTGAGAATACAGCACCTTCTACTGGTAATTTACATCCATAGATACTGCTATCACCTTTAAATTGAAACTTAAGTGGTGCAATCATTTGTTTATCTATACCTACATATATAGGAGTAAATCCTCCAGGGTTGTTCATACCCCAGAAAGATGGGATATTAGGACCAATTTTTACACCACCCCATACTTCATTAATCCATATCCAATCAATATGATCACCATGAATTACATTGTCTTTAGTTTTATTCTTAAATAACCTAGTATCATATATAGGTTTATCTATAACTTTATATTCTTCTGATACTATCTCTACAGTAACTTGTCCGTTATCTGCTACTTTAGTAAGATGTCCTACTTTACGTTGAGATTTCCAATATGCAGTAGATACTCTTAATAAGTATGCTGTACCTTGTTCATAGTAGTCTTCTCCTTCTGATAAAATATAGTTAATAATATCTCCACCATTATGTGCTGAGTTAGCCATAGCAGTAGTTAATTGACGCATTCCTAGTGAAGGCATGTTAGTATTCCACTCATGACTCTTAGTACCATCATAGAAAGTACCATCATTCTGGTATCCACCAATGTTATAACCTGCTGATCTTATAGGATAGATAGCTTCTAAGGACTCCATTTGCTCCAGAGTCATAAGATATCCATATCTATCTATAACATCTGCTACAGTCATCATATCAGTTTTACCTACAAAGTTAGATTGTGATATGTATCTAGCATCCGGGGATTTGTGATAGAAACATAATACTGGATTCCATAGTTCTACTTCATAATCATCTTCCATCATGCGCATATGCCAGAACTCTCTATCTGTAATAAGCATATCTCTAAAAGCTCTTTCTTCTAATTCTTCTATTCTGAATCTACCAACATCTACTTTATGTTGATGTGTAGCCCACTCTTCTACCATTGATCTATAGTCTTTCTTAAAGAAAGCTTCAATTTCTGGTAGTGTTTTTAATTTTTCTGGATTTAATTCTTGTTGTGCTTCTTCTGATTCAGGATCTAAACCCTGTTCCATCATTGCACTTTTAATTTTAACTTGTGCTTCAGACATCAAAGTCTCTTCTACCATAGATCTTTTTTGCTCAATCATCTCATTATATGAGAACTCATCAACAGCTCTATATGTAAGTTTAGTGGATCTCTTAGCAAACTCAGCTACAAGAACATTAATTACATTAGGTATAATAGGATAAAACTTAAGTTCTAATGCTGTTGCATCTTCCTTAGTAAGTGTATCTATAATATCTCTGTATTCATTATCATCTTCTATGATATAATCTGTCTTATCTATAATACCTTTAGCAAGTTTATAGTTCTTCATTAGTCTCCGGGCATTTCTACGGATCTGTTTGAGTCCTTGCCACTCTAACCAATCTAAATTCCATGCAGCCCAATGATCATCCTTTTCTGACTTAGGGATAAACTGTAATGGTTGAGTAACACTACCCAGTCTATTTTGTTTTACTTTTGCACCAGCCTTAGCTTGCAACGCGTTGATAACCTGCATATCTTTTATTTAAAATTTTTAAATGCGCTTTTCCTGAATAACTCTCCATTAACACGCATTCCTTTCCCTAAATTACGGAAAGGATTACTAGTTAATTTATACAAATTTTTTGACTTTTCCAAATTTTTACCTGCATCATCCATGATTACTTTCTTAGTGTATCCTCTATTTGCTTGTTGTATTCTCATAAAAGCAACTAGTGCAGAGAAGGCTACTAACCTATCCACGTTGAGTCCGTCTACATATGCATGCATTTCTTTGAGTAACATGATATCTGGAATTCTTTCAATACCATATTTAGTTTTAACTATAGTACCATCCTCTTTTGTTACTGTATCTAATTCTTCTTTAGTATATTCTATTACATAACTTAGTAAATGATGCTTAAATAGTACTCCAGTATTTCTCCAACCATAATCTTGGAATACACTTTTATTAGCACCAAGATCTTTAAGAAACATTATTTGATCTTTCTGTACTAGGTATCTTTGCTTCTTTTTTGATATCATGTAATTGATAAAGTGAGAGATGTTATTCTCTACTACTGTCCAAGCATTATACCATTCAATGATCATCTCTAATCTTTCATGTGTTTGCTTAATATCATCAAATCTACCACACCATGCTGCTACTATTTTATCTTCTTCTATATATGTTTCAGTATCAACACCTGTAACCTTAGTTACTTCTACTGGAGCTTTCATTACATATATAGAACATAGTGAGTCTGAGGTAGTTGTCTTTCCTTCTGCTACCGGGTCAATTGATGCATAGTACTGTCCAAATCCTGGATTACCTTGTGGTCTTTCCCATACTACTAAAACTCCTGTTTTATCTTCAGTCTTTTTAGTCATTGGAAATTCTCTAATAGGTAATTTATTACTATCTTTTGTTTTTACTTTACCGGTTTCATCTCTAAAAATATCTAGATACTCATATCCATATTCTTTATCTTCTATTCTTCTTATCTGTGCAGTTACTAAGTGAGACGGAAACTTAGATACTTTTCTATGTCTAAATGCTTCTGCTATATTTCTTGGGTGCTGAGATATCTCTAACTGATAATCTTCAGGATCCATTGTTTTCTTTATCTTCTCAAAATACTCATCTAATGCTACAAGAGATTCTTCTACTAAACTATTACCATAATCATCTATATAGGGAGGCATTGACCATTGTTCTGGTATAAACAATCCTGACATACCTATAGTACCTTCATCATCTATTAGATTTGTTTCTACAGCATATATCTCATTTGCTTCAGGATCTAATATCATTTTCTTAAGAGGCTCACATTGATCTAAGTCACCCACAGATCCTGCAGCAATAAATAATCCTGTAGTAATCATACCTGATTTTAGTGCAGGTTTAATATATCCAAAGGTTGTATTCATCTTAGGTGCAATTCCGGCTTCTTCATGAAAGAAAAACTTAACTGGTCCCCCTACACCATTAGTAGGATCTTTTTCAAAAGACATACCTTGTATAGTACCTTTTAAACCTACTTCAGCTTTTCTATCTCCTTTTCTAATCTCAATCTTTTGTTGCCACATCATTACTTTGTCTGGTGACATAGGTCTATACCATGCAGTATGTTCATTTAAGAATGCAGCATATTCTGATAAAAACTTCCAAGTACCTTTCTCATTAATGTAATCTTTAAGTGAAGCACCCATCTTTAGAGTAACCCCGGCTTCAAACCATAATTGATTTATAAGTTTACCCGCATGAAAATAAGAAGATGCTATCTGTCTTTTCTTTAGAATAGCAACATGCTTATAGAATAACTCTGCTAGTATCTCATATAAAGCCATATGATATTGAGCATCTCTTATTTGAGCAAAGTCAAACTTCTGTTGTTCTTTATCAAAGATAGGTAAGAAGTTTAACCACATATAGTAATCTCTTGATAGATACCAAGTTTTATTTTTAGATTTAATTAATACGCCTAGTCTACACTTAGTTTTTTGATCTTCCCAATAGTTTATAAAATCTTTAGATTTAAAAGGAGCTACACAATATACTTTATCTTTTCTAAATTTAGTTGACTCAATAATAAATATCTCATTAGTAACTTCATCAAATTCATATTGACCCGGTTCTTTAAATAAAGTTAATACATAGTCTCTCCATTCATCTCTTGAATCAAATGATGTAGTAGTCCAGGTACCATTATCCCAGGTTGGTATATCTGTGTATATATTATCCATAAGTATCTGATTAATAGTAAGTTAAGAATCGTACGCAAGCCCCTGGCCTCCGCGTACTGTACTCTTTTGTTCTTCTTGAAGATCTTTATATGCACCTTTAAATGATGTTCTAATACCTTCATAGTTTTTAGCAGCAGATACAAGAGCTGTTATATTACCATCTCTACCATCTGTAATAGGAGTAATCTTCATATAAATACCTAATCTATCTAACATAGCAGCAATACCTGCATATGCTCTTGATGTAGGAGTCTCATACATTCTTCTACAAAACTGTAGTGCTGTCCATATACTTTTATCTTCTGGAGAAAAAGCTGCTTGTATTTCTTTTAATATTAAATCTTCTTTATCATTCTCCGGTGTATAGAAGAATGGATTTAAATCCGGATTAGGACATGTCATGTAGAACAGGTATTGATATATCTTAAGATGATCTTCCGGATACTCATCCATTATATCTTTAAGAGATTTTAATGTATAACAATGTTCTGTAGGAACAATAACATTATTTTGTATGTCAAATAGTTTTATTATCATAGTTTATGGATTTATTAATAAATCAATAGCTACATACGTTTCATTTACTACTATTGGTGCTGTTCCTATTAATACTAATGTTGTATAAGCAGGTATCAGTACACCGTCAA